TATTCAAGTCATCGTTATGCTGCGACACTGTTGAATTGAATACCGAATGGCCTATGCCGACCAAGTCGTCACTGGAGGTCACGGTCGCGCTGGAAAAGAGCGAATCGCCAAGCGCAAGCACCTCGCTGGAGTCGCGAAACAAGGTGGACCCGCCGATGCTGTCACCCAGCCCGTAGAAGCCAAAAAGGTTGCTGGCTCCGATGTCCGACCAAAACGCGCCTATCGCGAATATCGCTGAGCTGTTCGTGAAGGCGGAGGTTTGTAGCGCGGTGTCGCCCGCCGCGATGACATCGCTGACGGTGCCCGAGAATGTCGTGCCAGCCAGCGAACCATTTCCCAAGCCGATGGCGCTCGCGGTGTTCGTAATCGTCGAATTGCCCAGCGAGTTCGTGTCCGTCCACTTGGCCAGCGTGTTCGCCGTGCCTGTGCCCGCGTTCGTGATGCCGCTTCCGGGCGCGTTGGTCAGGACTGGAGAGCCGTTCAGAGTCAGGCTGTTGGTGAACGCGCCGGATTGAGCCGTGAGCGCCGCGCTCAAGCTCAGAGGTTCCGTCATAGTAACGGTCACGCCGTCGTCGCCAATGCTAGAGCTTCCAATGCCATTGGCGGACGTGAAACGCGATATGAGATTGACGTTTCCGAAACCTGTGATGGCATCAATTCCGTTACGGGTCAGGCTATTCGTAAACGCGCCTCCATTGGCTCGCACTACACCCGGCACACTCAAGTTCGTGCCGGTGATACTAAAGCCAGCAGTGGATTGCGTCGTGAAGGTGTTGTTGAAAATCGCTGAGTGCCCAGCAAAGCAAAGCAGCATCGCAAGGACTGCAAGAAATCGTTTCATAGATTGGCTAATGCCACGCGCCAGCGTAATACAGGTACAGAGTGCCGTCATTTTCGTCGATGGCGATAGCGCAGGCAGAGCTTGGAGCGGCCACTGGAATTCCAACGGTGCATTGGACACCACCACCGCCACCGCCGCTCGTGATGTTGCTCACCGCGCCGAGGATCAACAGAGGCACATCGCCGGGTTGCACGGCACATTTCAAGCAGGCGATTTGAGCCAAGAGTTCGTTTGTATCAGGCACAGTTCCTCCTTCTCCTACGTCAATTAAGGCCGCAAGGATTGCGTAATAAAGGTCGCCAACTGGCACGCAGCACCACGGCTGCGCTGCGTCAATCGCCGCCTGTGGGTCTATGACGGCCATGCTTTAGCCCTCGGCAGTGATGGCGCATTGCAGGAACAGCAGCGCCTTGCGAAGTACCTTGAGCGGCTGGCACCGCAGACAACTCACCGCCGCGAGCAATTCATTCACCGTATCCGGCGCTCCGGTAGTCGCGTCCTGCATCAGCGCCAGTTCTTCCGCAGACATCTCGTTGTGCCCGATGCTGATGATCCCCACCGAATCCGCGATGAGCGCGTCGAAACCCGTCGTCACGTAGTTTGTGCCGCCCGCCGTGACGAGTTGGTAGGCTTTGAACAGGACCGCGATGGCTAATCTATCTGCCTCATTGGTGCAATAATTTTGAAAGCAGGCAGCGGCCTCGGCAATATCGGACGCGGTGCAAGTAAGGGGCATTTTGTTCCTTTCTATTCCGAAGTTTCCATTGGATAGCGACTCATTTCGTCGTCGTCGCTTTCGCCCTTATTGGCGTAGTCTTTGAGTTGCGCTTCCACGTCGCCAGTCTCCGGGTCCACATCGGTCACGACCATTTGCAAGACCTCGCCGGGTTTGCATTGGCGATCGCCAAGGACACTTTTCGGAATGGTGATCGAGTCGGCTTCTTCGGTTTCGGGCGGGGTGGTCATAGAGAATTGAGTCGGGCGAATTCGCCCCATCGAGATTTAGCTGCTGCGTTATAGGCAACTGCCGCTTCAAAAGCCGTGGCGAACGAACCAAGATAGATACGCGGCTTTCCGATCTTGGCAATCCAAGTGCGGTTCTTTTTATGGAAGCTGACGCCCTTAAAAGGTGCGCTCTTTTCTCGCGTCTGCATTTTCGAGTTGCCTTGATTCTGAGCCTTCACACACAACCGCAAGTTGCGTCGCGTGTTGTCGTTGGTGTAACCGTTGACATGATCCACTTCCATGCCGTCCGGTGCATCCAAGATTTCCCGGTGCAATCGCACAGTGTAAGGCTTTTTATTGCGTTGTCGAGCACAGTGAATCCGCCGTTCGTGAGATGCAGTACTTTGATGTCGTTCATGGTTTTGATGAGTTGCTGTGGCTCGATTATGAGCCGAACCACAGCGCCGTCAAACCAATCACGTAATCTCTTGGCAAAAGGCAAGCTGATCAAAGTTTTGCGGTGCGTAAGTATCCGGGCATGGGGTACACCGCGGAGAATTAGCCAAGCAGCCTGGTTCACGTAGATGAAGGATACCGCGAACGAGTTCAGGTCTGACAAATTTGATCCCGGCTTGCATGTCCGTCCACCAAAGGCCCTTATTGCCAGCCGTGTTGTCGATGGTGCAAACGTCCCCAGTGCTCGGGTCAGTCGCGACAAAGCTGCGGTCGCGGTTGCCACCCAAGAAATACCACTTCCCGAACAAGTCGCGGTTGAAGAACGGCGCTTCGGGCGAAACGCTCCGTAACGACGGCACAAGCGCAATCATCGCGCTTGGATGCCAGATCGGTGAATACTGAATGCAGGCTTCCTCATACGCCTGATCGAATTGGCGTTTGATGCCGATGGTCGCTGCCGTGTTCGTGTATGGAAACACCCGGCGCAGCACGCCGCCGCCGATGTGATTGAATCGCATCGGGAACGCATCGTAGCTGATGCCGAAATTCCCGACCGCCGTGCTCATGCCGTACTTGAACAGTTCCCCGCCGCGCACGAAGTCCGTGAACCGATATTTCTCCGTCAACGCCGGATTCCCCTGCTCCAGTTGCCACGCGACGATTGGATCGGTGATGAGCTTCATCATGCCAGCCGGCACGAATTTCGATTTGAAATAACCGTTGTACTGGAGCGGTGCCCATTGCCGTTGCAGATACGGAATCGTCAACTGGCTCTGCGGCACGTTATCTGGACTCCCCAAGTCAATCTCTGTGCAATCCACATTGAACGTGTTCGCGTCAATCGCGATGCTCAAATTCCTGTCATCCGCGATATAAATGAAGTCCGCCTTTTGCAACGAGTTTCGCCGCATGAAATCGCTCTTGTACATCTTCACGATGTCCTTCAAGCCGTCCACGATGCTCGACACCTGCTGTTCAGCCAGTGCCCGCGTGTTGATCTGGTCGAAGCACAGCGGCAATGTCTTCACCCGCTGCCGCGAGTACGTGTAGCTCTTGCGCGTGCTGCCCCAGCTCACTGTCTTGCTCGCCGGGTCGCACGCATTGTCCACGCATTGCTCGTCCTCGAAGTTCACTTCCTCCCAGCACCCCGTCAGGTCCGGTGTCCCAACATGCACGCGGTCCCACGTGTGGCTCGTGCCCGTACGCGGTTCCCACTGCATCATCTCCACTTGGCCGACCCACGCGTCGTCGATAGGCCACCAATCACGTTCCACGCGGGCGTCCCAATGGGGAGTTCTGTCGAATAAGTAATCAAAAAAAGCGTTGCAGGCCCAGGCCATAAAATCAGTTTTGTTAATGCACTAATAAAAGTGCATGTGTCTGTTGACTTTGTGGGATGCCGTCTCCGTCGTCGTTCGACGATTTAGTGACGCATGGAAGCATCACTGGCCTGAAGCTATCTCGACGCTTCGTTCGTCCTGCCGACCAGAGGAAAACTAATGAGTCGGGCTTGAAGCTGTATTAGAGCAACGAAGCTAATGAAGCACTGGAAGCCAAGCGCGTCAACTTTTCTCTTTCGCACCGTCTCTTGGCGGCTTCGCTCATTTTGCGTCGTGCTTCTTCAGATTTTGGTTTTCCTCGAAGCGCGTTGCCGATCTTTGCGCTGTGTTCAGCGGTGAATTTCTTTCCTAATTTAGCATTACGACATTTGGCGATGTGCTCTGGAGATTGCTTTTTACCTTTGAGGTGCTTGCCACCGGAAGCACTCATTTTGGCAATTGTCTCTGCTGAAAATTTCCGGCCTTTCATAGCGACGCTGAGTGCAGCTTTGGTTTCTGCCCTCAAATGTTTACCCTGCATTGGGTGGCCACCATTGGCATATTTGTCTCGAAGGTACTGCTTGTAAGATTCAGACCGTTTCTTGCCCAAATTGGCAGCAGATATTTTCGCGGCAGATTCAGGAGTGTGTTTTCGGTTCACCCATCCTTCACCACCAGCGGTTTCATTCACGACGCGCCATCCAAGTACCCGATACCAATGAATGAATGTCATCTCCCATATTTGCCACTCAGAAAACGGGACTTCCTTGATGATTTCCATGCGAAGTTCTAGCCCAAGCTCAAGTAAACTTCGGTACCAACTGGCCTTGTGGGACCGCTCAAATTTCAGACGATAGCGATGGAAATAAAGACGCTTCTTCGGATCATCAGACTTCCCGATGTAGCAATGGGTATCGCCGGGTCGGGGGTCATGCAAAGCGTACAGAAAAGTCGTGGTTTTGATACCCTCGATTGAAACAAAACCGCGCGGGAAAATCAAGGCTGGAGTGGGGCGTGCGTGCGTTTTTCTCTGAATTTGTGGTTCGGATGGAACACGAGTTTTTGCGCGCTCAGGTCTGCGTAACCGACGCCAAGTTGGTCGCGCAACCACGCATTGAGCCAGCTATCCCAGCAAGGGTGGCCGATGCGAAAATGGTTCGGAACGATTGGCCAGCAACGCTGCCACACGGCGGGATGCGCGATGAACGCATCGAGTCCATTGTCAACCCTGCGGGCTTGGCGCGTGTCGCTGTTAAATTCCAAACGAAACGAAGTAGCGGCTTGGTATCGGCGCATCGTGTTGTAAAATGCGGTGTGGGCCTTTGGATCAAGCACGATGTCGGCGTTAATGATGCAGGCAGGTTCGGAAACGATAGCGGCCATCTGCATGAGCAATTTGATGGAAGGGAAATCCGGTGAGGCCACAAACACGGTCTTGGGAGAACTTAGACGACG